ATGTCTTTTTGGCAAATCTTGGGGCGATTCGCTGTGTCCGACACCGGTGAAACCTTGCAAAAGGTCTCTGACACAACCAGCGTCTCGTCTGACGGCACGACCTATACAAAGATGGGCTCGACCACAGTTGGCTCGGATGGGTCTGTTTTCACTCAGATGGGAAGCTTCAGCACTGACGGCAGCACCCGCATGGGCAGCACAGCAACTGGGATTGGTGCTGTTTTCAACACCCCGAGCGACGACTTTGGGATCGGCTCCAAAAAATCCAAGAATGACTTTGACGATTTTTAAGGTACTTGAACTTCATGCAGATTGAAATCGTCGTCGGCAACATCGTCCAGCAGCCGGATGTTGATGCCCTGGTCAACTCAGCCAACGCCAACCTTCGCTTTGGATCAGGCGTGGCCGGTGCAATTCATACTGCAGCCGGGCCAGAACTAGAGCAATACTGCCGTCGCCATTCGCCGATTGCGCTGGGTGAGGCGGTTGTGACACCCGGTTTTGAATTGCCAAACCCATTTGTGATTCACGCTAGGGCAGCCAGTTTCATCAATGACCACCACCCCGAGAAATACCTTGACCTTGCAGTAGCGCAGACGCTGCGTGTAGCCAAAGAGGCGGGAATTAAATGTAAGGCGATGCCAGCTATTGGGAAACGTGTGTTCAAGTTCCCACTAGAGTTATCTGCTGAAATCATCATCAACGGCCTACTTAGTTGGAGTGAGGACTGCTTAGAGATTCATTTCGTTCGGATTTGCTTAGGCATCCAAGACAAGTTCTTGTTCTGGCTAGAGTCTTTGGCTGCAAAAATATCTTCTCCTGCATAGACCAGTCCATGGGGAACGGCTCCATAAGATCCTTCATCGTCAGGTGCGCCGGGTACTTCCCGTCCAGGATGGCTTCAACGACCGTGGGTGACAGATAGGCCAGACGCAGAATCCTGCTGACAAACGAAGGACTGATGTTCTCTGACTTGGCCATGTCTTCAATTGAAGCGTGAGTGCCATCAAATAGTTTCCGGTGCCAGCGGTGGCCGCGTGCCAAGAGTTTGACCATGGCGTTGTCAATCAGTGCTTCACGCCGCTCGATCGCCCGAGAACCGTCGGGCATCACGATCACAGCCTTGCCCCCACGCCTGCGAAAAGTCATCGGAATCTCGGTCGTGAGACCCGCGTTGGTATCGGTGCTCATGCAGCCTCCAGTTCTTTTTGTGGTTCGAGTGTGTCGCGCAACAGCTTGTTCAACCCCTTGTCATGCCATTTGATTGATATGCCGTCCTTGCGCACGGTGATGCGTTCAACCAGGGTATGCAGAACTTTGGCCTGCTCCGCAGGGAAGAGTTCGTCCCAGACAGCATCGACAGACTGCAATGCGCTAATTGCTTTTGTCTCTTCAACCTTGGGCCGCTGCGTATTGACCTCACGCACCGCGTGGGCCAGCACCTCTGGCGAGCGCAGGATGCCGCGCATCTTTTCAACAACCACCTGTTCGATCTCACCGGCGGGGATGCGGCAGATGTCGCAGCTTTCTTTGCCGATCTTGATCGAGTCGGTGTTGATGTAGTAGCGGTAGGTTTTGTGCTGCTTGCGCGTCCAGCCAGGCGTGAAGGCCCGTCCTTGCTCCGAGAACAGAAGGCCCCGCAGAAGAGAGGGGGCGCTGCCGCGACTCGCCAGTCTAGCCTTATTCATTGGGGTACCGTTTTTCAGGTGCGTCTGCACTGTGTCCCAAAGCTCCTGGGTGATGATGCCCTCGTGCTCGCCGGGGAAGTGCTGTCCCTTATAGGCAGCAATGCCGATGTAGACCGGGTTGCTGAAGATCTTGTAGACCGCTCCCTTGGTGATCAGTTTGCCTTGGCGCTCCACACCCTTGGACGTTGTCCACGACTTGGAAGTGATGCCGCGTTTGCGCAGGTCTTTGACGATGGTGGACATCGATGGCGTTGCGGCAAAGCGGGAGAACATCTCTTGGATGATGGCCGACTCCTGCGGATTGGCTACAAGCTTGCGCTCAACCACGTCATAGCCCAAAGCGGGCATGCCACCCATCCAGATGCCACGCTTGCGTGAGGCGGCGATCTTGTCGCGCACCCGTTCACCGGACAACTCACGCTCAAACTGTGCAAAGGACAGCAGTATGTTGAGCGTCAACCGCCCCATGGACGTGGTGGTGTTGAATGACTGGGTTACCGATACAAAGGTCACCTTATGCTGATCAAACAGCTCGACCAGCTTTGCAAAGTCGGCAAGCGACCGAGACAACCGATCAATCTTGTAGACCACGATGGTGTTCACTAGGCCCTTGCGCACATCTTCGAGCAGGCGCTTGATTGCCGGGCGTTCGAGCGTGCCTCCAGAAAAGCCGCCATCGTCGTACCGGTCCTTGAGCGTTACCCAGCCCTCAGACTTTTGGCTGGCAATGTAATTGGCACAGGCGTCGTGTTGGGCGTCCAGTGAGTTGAAGTTTTGGTCCAAGCCTTCTTCGGTGGATTTGCGCGTGTAGATCGCGCACAGAACTTTAGGAGTGGCGGTCATCAGATGCTCCTTCCAGCAGACATGCCAAAGAATGTCCAGCCGTTTCGGTTGGTGCCGGTGATCACCATGGCGATGCGCGAGATTGACTTGTAGCGCTGGCCTGCGTATTCAAAGTCGTCGACGTGCACCACCACCTCGTGCCGCTGGCCGTCCCATTCCCTAATCAGGCGAGTTCCTGCAAGGGGCCTGCCGTCAATGCGGCGGCGGCGCACATCCGGTTTGCCTCCGTCGAGCTGCTCGCCCAACTTCTCTAGGCGCTTTATGGTTTCGCGCCTCAGGCCGCCAAGGGCCAGCTCCTGAATGCGGTAGGCCAGACGTGTTTCAAGGAACCGCCGGTTAAAGGGCGGGGGTTCAGTCAGAAACATTTCCCGCCACATCTGCTTGAGATCCGGGGTGGGCGAGGTCTTGAGGGCTGCAACGCGTGCAACGAGTGAGTCATTCATGGGTGGTGTCCTTGGTAGTCAAAACACCTGTATGAACGCTCTCTTCAGTACGGTTAGCAAGTTGAGCTTCGCGCTTTTGGCGGTCCAGAAGGCGAATAGCGCCCTGGGCCAGGATTGCGCCGATGACGGCCATCGGGCTTGGCTCGGCGGGCGGGGTTGGTGGTGGGGTGCGTTTTGGGGCGGTCATGTAGGTTCATACCGCCGCAGGGGGGTGTTTTTCTCAGGGGACGGCGCGTTTGCCCACAAACGCGCGCTATTAAGCTGTTTCAGGGGTGATTTGATGGCGTATTACGGCGATCGGGCTGCATCCTGTGCCCGCCCGGGGCGGGCACAGGATAACTAAGGAGCACAGAATCACAGGACCACTGAGTACACGGAGCACAGCAAAATTCTTTTAAGTCATTGATTTATATGGATAAACGGTATTTTCATGCCATTTTTTTGCGCATCTTAACGTCCAATGATGCTTCAAAAATAGTCAACTCAATGTCTGAGTCTCCTATATTAGACGGGCACTTGATGCCAAAAGCATCGCTTTAATCATAGCGAGTTTGAACATTCAGACGTAGAATTTGGGCACTGAAATCGAAAACCCAAAGGAAAACCAATGTCCGCTGCATCAACCGCCAAAAAGATATCCAAGGGCCAAGAGAAGGCCAAAGCGCTGCGCGACAGCTGCTGGCCAGACCTGGACGACGACATGCTCTGGAACCGAAAACTCGTCAAGGGCTTCACCACCATCCCCCGCACGATGCCCTTGATCATGAACATCATCGACTCGCTGACCAAGAACAAACCGGCAGGCATGGTCTATTTCGTCTTGTGGTGCCGCACCTTTGACGAATCACTGCTGGCCATCGACAACCCGATGACCCTGGCGTTTGAGTCCGGGTTTACCGGCGAGAGGGCACTGAGCACGTGGAAAGACCGCATGCGCTCCTTGGTTGAGCTGGGCTTCATTGATGCCAAGGAAGGCCCCACAGGTGCGCACCACTACGTGTTGCTCTTCAACCCACACAAGGTGGTTTGGGATCTGAAGGGCCGTATCCAGGAAGGCCTCTTTAGGGAACTGCAGACACGTGCCATCGCCATTGGTGCAAGCGACATGGAACCCGCAAAGCCCGCCGAAGACAGCAAACCAACATAACCGTAGCGCCACCACAGGCAAATAAATGAAAAGAGACAAATATGAAAAAAACATGGGAAAACGACAGTTGTGAAGCGGTCCAGTCCTACTTCACGGTGTACCGCGTGCCGGTTGCTGCAGCTTTATGGTGTGGCATCGAGCCCGCAGAAGTGGAGGAACACCTTGCGCTGTCCACGGAAGTCGCAAGGGGCGTTCTAAAGCACCCTTACATCAACTGTCTGGAGCCGAGGTGCCGGGCGATTCACGACGCGATCGTGACCGGGCTTCTGCCGTGCAGCAGGGAAAACGGGAAAGTCGTGCCGAAAGAAGAGCACGTTGCCGCCGAGCGACGTCACATTTCCCGGCAACACCTCAAGGACTGGATTGCGGCGCAGTTCCCGTCTGACAAGCCTGCATTTTTGTTTGACGACATCGAGCGCAACACCCATACAGCCATCAATAAAGATGCCTACCAAGCATTGCAGGCTGAGCGTGATGGTTTGCGGGCGCGACTTGAAAAAGCGGCAGATGAGTACCGTAAGTTAAGAAGCGAGCGGGACGAGCTGGTCCTTGAAAAAGCAAAGCTCACTGACAAGACTAAGCCCGCCAAAGACCTTGGGCTAAGAGCTGAGACGACCTACCTGAACATCATTGGCGGAATGCTGGCTTTGTTCATGATGAAAACCCCCGCCGGAAAGCCACATTCGGTTTTCAGCAGTCAATCGTCATTGATCGATCAGATGCTCGCCAATTTCAAGAAACCGGGAATTACAGAGCGGACTCTGCAAGAAAAATTTGCAGCTGCCAAAAAGAGCCTTGATCAGTAATCCAAATACATAACCTGCTACCGCAGTTGCGGTCGCGGTTCCCGCAGTTGCGGTGCTTTCATGAAGTAACCCCGGTCCAATGGCTTCATGTACTCGAAAACGAAATAGGAAATGACATGTTGCCAAGCGATGACGGACAAAAAAATACTTCAAGCGCGACCGGTGTGCGCGATCCCCGCTTCACCCGTGACGCGGCCAACGACCCGTACTTTCGCGCTGCTATCAATGCAGCCAAGACCCGCACATACAGGGCAGCGGTTTCTGCCCAGCTGAGCACCTCGGAGCGGGAAGACCTGTATCAGGACATTTTGCTTGACCTGCTGGAACGTGAAGCTCAATTTTGTCCTGATAAGGGCAGCCCCGGAACGTTTACCGGTTTTGTGTCCGAGCACCGTACCGCCGAATTTCTCAAAGCGCGCAAGACAGACAGAGAGCGCCTGACCTTTGCCTCGGGTGAAGACGTCGACACGCTGGAGATCGTCAACATAAGCCGAGCACGCCAAGGTATGGACGAGACGCAGGACGCGGCCAATGACGACGATGCTGCGCCGATCGGTTCAAGCGAAGCCCATTACAGATCTCAATGGTTTGATGGTGACGACGATCTCTTTTCAAACTCCAACACTCTCCACGACCTGGAGACAGCGATGGCGCACATGAGCGAACAACAAGTTGAACTTTTGGACTTGCTTGCTTCGCACCAGGACCTCCCGACGGCATCCAAAGCCTGCGGTATGTCCACCGCCACCTTTTATCGCCGTGTGACCGAACTGGAAATGCACCTTCGCATGTTCGGCATCAGGACTGCCGCCTGACCGATCGCGGGGTGGCTGAGAAAAACAGTCACCTCGCTCAGTAAAAACCTTTAACACCTGCAAACTCCGCGCCCCCTTGGGCAGCGGTGGTAGGCCAACTCACGCCCGGAGATTTGATGATTTACAAAAACGACCTGATTGAAACCTCACGCAGCCACTTGGGTCTGGGTGTTGATATTGGCCGCGCAGCGCTGCAGCCTGTTTACATCCCCATTGAAAAACTGTCCGAGACCAACCTGTGTGACTGGGTCGCCAGCGCACTGGTTGGTCATTGCATTCAGTACCACGAGGGCCTGCTGCTGCGGGACCGCTCAGAGACCAACAGCGACTTGACCACCAAAGACCGCGCCCGTATCCACTCCGTGGCCCGCCGCGCCTGGATCGCCTGTGAGCTTGGCTTGGTGCACCTGTTTAGCCAAAAGGTCGGCGAGGACCACTACCGCTACCTGGCCATGAGATCTAGCTCCCCACTGAAGCCACCCGAAATCCGTACCCAACTGCGTATTGCGCAGATGGCCACCAGTAACCGCAAGCCCCACTGAAAGAAAGAGAACCCATGACTGCCGAACCCGACGTGCTGGATGAAATAGGCCAGCTTTACATGAATGAGCTCGACAAGCTCCCGCTGCCAGACCTTGACCGGATGATCAAGCAGGTCACCGCTGCCAAAGACACTGCCGCGTTGTACCTCAACGCATTGCAATCAACCTTGCACAACCGATTGGGCGGGCAAGCCCAGCAGCTTCGCCAAGAGGCTGGCAAGTCAACCGGTACGGTGCGCTTTGAGGTCGACGGCTACTTGGTCGTCGCCGATTTACCCAAGCGCCCTGAATACAACCAGGTCAAGCTCAAAGAAGCAGTGGAAGCCCTGCGCAAGTGGGGCGAGGACCCAGAGAACTATGTCGGCATCGAGATCAAAGTCGCCGAGTCCAAGTACACCGCCTGGCCACCCGGCATTCGAGATTTATTCGAGCCTGCACGCACACTCAAAACGGGAAAGCCCAGCTACAAGCTCGAGCAAATCAAGTCCGGCGTCATTCCCGACGCTGCCAACGACAGTCACTTTGGTGGGGGTGTTTGATGGCCATCTCACTTGCACAACTCACCCGCGCCAATGCGCCCAAGCCACCCCGCATCCTGATTCACGGTGTTGCTGGGGTTGGTAAAACGACCTTCGCCGCAGAAGCCAACAACCCGGTGTTCGTCCAAACGGAAGATGGCCTGGGAACAATTCCGGCAGCCAACTTCCCGCTGGCCCGCACGTTTGAAGAAGTTCTCGAGTCACTGGCTTCGCTTTACACCGAAGACCATGACTTTAAAACCGTGGTCATTGACAGCGTGGACTGGCTTGAGCCCCTGGTTTGGGGTAAAGCCTGCCGCGACAACGGATGGGGATCCATAGAAGACGCCGGTTACGGCAAAGGGTACGTCGCCGCATTGACTCTGTGGCGTCAGTACATCGATGGGCTGAACGCGCTGCGTGATGACCGTGGCATGACCGTAGTGCAAATCGCGCACACCGACATCAAGCGTTTTGACTCCCCGGAGCACGACCCTTACGACCGGTACGTCATCAAGTTGCACACCCGCGCAGCGGCGCTGATGCAGGAGCACTCGGACATCGTGCTTTTTGCCAACTACCGCATCTCTACCGTGAAGGCCGATGTCGGCTTCAACAAAAAAGTCAACCGTGCCATGGGCTCGGGCGAACGGGTGATTCATACCGCCGAGCGCCCCGCCTTTCTGGCCAAGAACCGCTATGGCCTGCCCGAGACCCTGCCACTGGACTGGCAGTCATTTGCCCAGGCCATGCCCGATGTGATCAAGCCCATGTTGATCGCCAACCCAGTCACCCCCACCAACCTCACCACCTGAAATTGAAATAGGAGAAATCACCATGGCTTCATTCGGACAAACTTTCGACGCATCCTCAATCGAGCCCAGCAGCGGCTACGACGTTCTGCCACCCGGTAAATACCTGGCCCAAATCGTTGCAAGCGAAATGCGCGCAACCAAGGATGGCCTGGGTCAGTACCTCTACCTTGAGGTTGATGTCATTGAGGGCCAGTACGCTGGACGCAAGCTCTTTGACCGCCTGAACCTCATCAACGCAAACGCGGATGCCGTTCAAATCGCACAGCGCACGCTTTCTTCCATTTGCCGCGCCGTTGGCAAGTTGCAGGTCAGCAACTCCGAACAGCTTCACCTCATCCCCTTGATCGCGGATGTGCGAGTGCGTCCCCCAAAGGGCATGTACGGCGAGAGCAACTCGGTCCGCTACCTGCCTCGCGGTGGCCAGGCTGCAAACGCGCCGACATTCAGCATCGGTTCTGCCAATCCACCAGCGCGTCCGCCCGTGGCTACGGCAACGCCCGCTGCCAACGGACTGCCCTGGAAGCGTCAGGCCTGA